ATTACCACACCTACAATCACGCTTAATGGCAACGTAACCATTAACGGCAACCTGTCTCAAGGGATGGGTACTGGCGGCGGTACTGCAACGATGCTGGGGCCAATCACAGTAACTAATGATGTGACCGCTGGTGGCAAGAGTGTCCAGAATCACGTTCACGGTGGCGTACAGACTGGCAGCGGCCAAACGGGGAAACCGGCATGAGATATCGACGCGAAGACGCAGAAGGCGATTATACGTTCGGTAGCGGTGATGATACCTGGCTGATTAACAGCCCAGATGCAGTTGCTCAGGCCGTCAAAACACGCTTCGAACTCTGGCGAGGGCAATGGTTTCTCAATAAGACAGACGGTACGCCATACGTTCAATCGGTACTCGGGAAACAGCGTTCTGACGTTTATATCCTCGCCATCCGTGACCGCATTCAGACAACGCCGGGTGTGAGCAAAATCCTTTCCTTCAACACGAACAACGACGGCACCACGCGCCGCGTAACCTTCACCGCCACTATCGATACCATCTACGGCGAGACGACCGTCACAAGCGAGGCATAAATGGCTTTGAACCTCGATACACTGGGGCTATCGGCAACGGTAACCGCCCAGGGGATCAGTGCGCCTGATTATCAGACGATACTGAGCACACTCACCAGCTATTTCCTCCAGATTTACGGCAGTGATGCCTACCTCGATCCAGACAGTAAAGACGGTCAGATGGTAGCGCTGGTGGCGCTGGCCATACACGATGCCAACAATACGGCGATCCAAGTCTATAACGCATTCTCTCCGGCAACCGGACAGGCATCGGCCCTGAGCAGTAATGTCAAAATTAACGGCATTACGCGCAAGGTGGCGACCCGGTCAACGGTTGATGTGCTATTGAAAGGCGTGACTGGTACGACCATCACGAACGGCTCAGCGCGCGATAAGAACAACATTATTTGGAACTTCCCACCATCGGTATCCATCGGGATTGATGAGACCGTTTTGGTTACAGCCACCTGCGCCAATAGTGGCGCTGTTGCTGCTCTGGCCGGGACGGTGACCACGATTAACACACCGACGCGCGGCTGGACGTCAGTAACCAACCCGGCGGCTGCAACCGTAGGCGCACCGGCAGAAACTGATGCAGAGCTGCGTATTAGGCAAAGCCAGAGCGTGGCGCTGCCATCAATCACACCGTTTGAAGGTGTGGACGGTGCTATTGCTAATGTGGGTGGCGTCACGCGTCACAAGCTCTATGAAAATGACACCGGCGTGACCGACAACAACGGGCTGCCGCCACACTCTATTTCCGCCATTGTGGACGGCGGCGACGTTACAGAGATTGCCCAGACGATCAGAGGGAATAAGGGGCAGGGAGTTAGCACCTTCGGGACGACTTCCATCACCGTTCCCGATTCGTACGGTAATCCGCACGTTATTAAGTTTTCCCGCTCTACCAATGTGCCGATCTATGTGGCTATCACCATTAAGGCCTTCACTGGTTACACCTCCCAGATTGGTGAGCAGATGAAGCAGGCTATAGCTGACTACATCAACACTCTGTCCATTGGCGACAGCGTGCTGCTAAGTCGCATTTATTCACCGGCTAACTTGGGCGTTGTGAGCGGGGGGAATGCTCGCTTTTACGATATTACTGACCTGCTGATAGGTAAAGCTTCCGGCACGGTAGCTGCAGCAAATGTGACCATTGCGTACAGCGAATCAGCTTCCTGTGATGTCGCGAATATCAGCGTCGCGGTGAGCTCATGAGTAAATACACCGAACTCATCACAAACTATCACGTCACGAAGCCTCTTTACTTCGACCATATCGACCTGAGTACCCGCCCCTTCACCGATGTGTCCGGCACCATGTCCGGGCTGGTGACTGCGTTTGATATCGATACCGCCGTAGGCGTGCAGCTCGATACTTTGGGGCTGTGGATTGGACGAACCCGTTATGTGAGTCAGCCTATTTCCGGCGTTTACTTTTGCTTTGATACTGACGGGCTGGGATATGACCAGGGTGTCTGGCAGGGGCCATATGACCCTGATTCTGGGTATACCACGCTGAGCGATGAAACCTACCGAATAATTTTGAAGGCGAAAATCGCAATCAACAATTGGGACGGACGAAACGACTCGTTACCACCCATCCTTGACGCTGCCACTGCAGGCTCTGGCCTGAAGATGCAGATCGTCGACAATCAGGACATGACGATATCAGTGTGGGTATTCCCAGAGACTGACATATCAGACGTGTCTCTTGAACTGATCGCAGCAATCAAACAGGGATATCTGACGGTTAAAGCCGCTGGCGTGTGGGCTGGCGATGTAGAAACGCCTTCGGTGGAAACGCCATCGGTAGGCAACAAATTTTTTGGATTCGATTTAACTAACGAATATATCGCCGGATTTGATGATGGCGCTTGGGAGATGAAACTCTGATGGCTACAAATAATTTTAAACCCTTTGCGACCGCTGCTAACGCTAACGTAGTCAGCCAGGCTGACTGGGAGGCCCTTCCAGCCTTACCTTCTGGCTTCACTGCGGGCAAAGCAGCGAGTGCGCAAATAAACAAAGCAATTCGACAGGCAAGCTTCATTGCTGCGGCATTGGCTCAATACACCGCCAATAAAAGCGGCTCGGATGTGCTGGACGATGGAGATGTCGCTGGGTTCATCACGAAAATGCAAACGGCGCTTGGCAAAGATTTTCAGGGGCTTGATGCAACTCTCACAGCGTTGGCTGGCTTAGCAACTGGAGCCAATAAACTTCCGTACTTCACAGGAACAGACGCGGCCGCGCAGACAGATTTAACGCAGGTAGGCCGAGACATTATCGGTAAATCAGCGGTATCTGACATTCTTACGTATCTTGGTCTTGGAAGTGCGGCTAAAAAAGATGTTGGTACCGGCGCAGGTCAAATACCTGACATGTCCAGCTGGAACCAGATTAACAACGTAAACGGCTATGAAAAACATCCCACAGGGATTATCACCCAGTGGGGTACGGTCACCACGTCCTCAGCAGCTACGGTAAGCGTTACTTTTCCAGTACCATTCCCTAATGCCTGCTTTTCCATTGTAGGCATTGAAGGAAATAACCTTACCAGTGCTGCTATATATACGTTGGGGAATATGACATCAACAGGTTTTGGTGCGCGGGGCTGGAACGTATCAGGCGCAGCCATCAACGGTCTTATGCGCTGGTTCGCGGTGGGGGTTTAAATGAATTATTTATACAGCGGTTCCGTCAATGCTTTTTTCCCGTATTCCATGCAGTCTGATTACGAAGCGTCTGGAACGTGGCCTGCAAGCGGCGTTGATGTAGAAGAGGATGTCTTCTCAGAGTTTACCGCCCCCGCGCCAGCAGGCAGGCAAAGGGGCGCTGACGACAAAGGTTATCCTGTTTGGCTGGACATTCCGCCTCTGACGCAGGAGCAGGTGACAGAACAAGCCGAGATTGAAAAGCAATCAAAAATAGATAACGCCAATGCCTACATGAATAGCAAGCAATGGCCAGGCAAGGCAGCCATTGGCCGCTTAAAAGGTGATGAGCTGGCTCAGTATAATTTGTGGTTAGATTATCTTGATGCACTGGAAGCTGTAGATGTCACAACAGCACCTGATATTGATTGGCCTATACCTCCAGTCTCTCTGGACAGTTGATTATTTTCTTTTCTTGTAGATCAGCCATCTAAGATTTTCTCCTCAGTCTGCACTTCCCAACACAAAAGCCTCATGATTATACTGTATGCATAACCAGTACTTGTGAGGTGGCATATGCCGAGATATTCAGACATCAAAGGTGCTTTCGTTAGCAGCATCACGCGGGACCCAAAGATGGGGCAGATAGTGACTACGCAACGCTTTGTTGAAGAACTGGCGAAGGTTAATCATCACTGGACGCTAACAGAGGCAAACGAGTGGATAGAGCACTATCAGGCCTTCTTCCGTGATTTCACTGAGCATGAGGGGGAGGACAAGCGCTACTTCCTCAAGAACATGGGGTACGTTCAATAATGGGCTTTCCATCTCCTGCCTCTGACTACGTTGAGTCACGTTTAGACTTGAACTCAATCTGCCAATGCACAGATCCGTCTGTTCGGATGATCATCGCTGAGCGCTCTCACGGCAAGCATATCGTAGCCGGAACCTGCTTGCTTGTGAGCAGCGCTATCAAACCGGCCGAAGGTAATCTTCTCGTTGCCCAGATAAACGGCGAGATAGACGTGTGGCGGCTTGAGACGATAATGCGGCATGGCCTGGCATCGCTTATTGACGATACATTTATTCCGTTCGGGGATTCGTTTACAGATGATGAGATTGTTATCGAGGGTGTGGTGACATTCATCATTTACGACGCGAAGAATGACGTGTTCGATGATGGTCCGTGCATGTGAAAAAGTGGATGCGCATCCGTTCAAGGTTTTCACATCTCGGCGCTATGTACGCCGCAGAGAGACAGTACGCTTTGTGCGGGGAAGTGGGAAGGGTGAGGTTTTGTTCTTGGAATGTAGATCTGGAAAATGATTTACGGCGTGTGACGTACTTGTGACGTCACTGCAATGACATCGAAGAGTCATGAGTGTGTCACTGTTTGCCATGGTTATCAGTGTGAGTGAATTAATGGCTATATTTATCAATGTGTTATGTTGTTTTTAAGTCTAGAAAACGTTCTTGTAATCAGTAGGTCACCAGTTCGATTCCGGTAGTCGGCACCATTTCAATAAACGTCATCACTCACACTCCTGCATTATTCCACTTTCTGATACTTACGTTCACCCATTAAAATTTATACACCCTCATTTTAGCTCTTCAAATCTTCTGGAATCTGTCTCGCGGCATCAACACGCTCACCCTCAGTCTCTAATATTTCCAATACAATCGGCACCTGCATTGCGCGCGTTATCGCTTTGACTCATGGATTGAAGTTGTGGTTTCTATACCACCCGCAATATCCCAGTTGTAGCCCTGGCGGGGCAGCCTTCTGGCTGACTGGGGTCCTCAAAGGCCGGTACTGCGAACTCCTTCTGGGTTGCCACCAAAGAATTACAGTCTAGTTAATATCTCTCAGCCCATCGATACCTTTCTGAGGAAGGCTAATTATCGTTTTTAGGCTGTTCTCAATTCGGTTAACAATCTCTTGCCGTGGACCCATTCGCCAGTCGTTGCTTGAGTAAAATGCATCCAGCACCGACGACATGCTTTCCTCACTATCAAAAGTGCGTATGAGATAGTAACTATCCTGATCATGCAGCGAGTTTCCATAAGAAACGATGTCTATACCGTGTTGGTGATGAAGGGGAGCGCTGATTTCCGCCATGATGTTATGGAACTCTGCGCCAGTGCCTTTACTCAACGTGTATTGTAAGATCTCTACGATTTTATTTTCCATCAACACTGAGTCTCCTGTATTTATATATTAAGATCCCTGCTGTCCGAGTATGACATAACAAAATAACGAGATTGCAATAGGGTTGTTATATGAGCCCTCTGCATAATCTGCATTTTTTCGCGAAAATATTTGCTTTTTCAATCCTCATTCAACCATCTTTATCTGACTTATCCCTTATTTTTAGATGTAAAATATGGTTAATGTAAAATTATCAGTACAAAAAATAACTGAAAAGCCATTTCAAAGCAGGGAGTGTTTGTTTTTCATGAACATGGCTTAAAAAAACTGTGTTGGTCATTATTTGAAAGGTTTGCGGATTAATAGTATTTTTATTTTTAAACTATTTTTAATTTTAATTATATCAATGAGATGTAATAAAAAAGACTGACGTCTTAATGATGAGTTGGAAAGAAATGATGACGATGAATTAAGTGATTTGCCACTTTAGGATATTTGATATTAGGAGTATCCCTGACCATTATTCTCTGGACAAAAATTCGGAAACTCAGTTCGGATTATTTGTATAACCATTACCGCTATCTATCTACCTGAATATCACTTTGAGGTATTATTAGCATGGAAAGTAATAAGGCTTTAATGTCAGAAAATGAAAAAGGTGCACTCTATTTAATCGATCAGGCAATGGGATATACCTATCAGGCGGCGCTGCGTGCAGCGGCGGTGTTGGGGGTTGCCGACCATCTTATAAAAGGGCCGAAAACAATCCAGGATCTTGCGAAAGATCTGGGTGTGGATTGGAAACAGCTCAACCGCGTTATGCGGTTGTTGGCAACGCGTCATATTTTCCTCGAACGTGATGACGGGCGTTTTAGTCTTAACCCGCCAGCTGAATACCTCTGTACCTCTAACCGTTATTCTCTGCGTTCGGCGGTGCTGATGTTGACCGATGAAACCTTCTGGCGTCCTCTGGGGAATCTGGCGGAAAGCGTGCGAGGGCACTCTGCCTTCAAGCAACTGTTTGATATGTCGTTCTTCGAATATTGGTCACAGCGTGCGTCGAACGATCAGGGTTATGACTTCCATTCCGGCATGTCTTCCATGTCTGAAGTGGAAAATATGTTCCTGGTCAGAAGTTATGACTTCCCGAAAAACGCGACGGTGGTGGACGTAGCCGGAGGGATGGGGGGCTTGCTGTTGCAGGTTCTGCGCGCTAATCCGACGCTTCACGGCATACTCTTCGATCAGCCCCACGTATTGAACCGCAACCGTCTGGCGGAGCTGGGTGATGATTCCCGCTGGGAATTGCAGGGCGGAAGTTTCTTTGAAACCTGCCCGGAAGGCGATATTTACCTGCTTAAATACATTACCCATGACTGGTCAGACGAAAACTCCGCCAAAATATTGAGCAACTGCCGTAAGGCGATGCGCCCTGGCGGTAAGATACTCATCATGGATCCGGTGATCCCTGAAGGTAGCGTGCGTCACTCCGGCAAGGAAATGGATCTTCTGCTGATGGCGAGTTTTGACGGTGGACGCGAACGCACCGAGTCTGAGCTGAAAGAATTGGTGGATAACGCCGGTCTGAAAATTAACCGCATCATCGACAGCGGTTTCTTTGTCTCCATCATTGAAACCGTGGCGAAATAACAGCGCTCCGTCCTCAGTTATTGTTAACACCCTAAAAACACTGTGCAGTTACAGTGTTTTTTAGGTTTGTACCGCCCTCCTTTATAGCCCGCATCAACGGCTCTTTTTACGTTGATTGCTAAATTGTTATGTTATAACATATCCATTCAATAACCTATAATGGCTCAGGATGGACCAATGAAAAAGAATGTTTTTGCTTTCACACTGACTCTGGGAATTTTATCGACCAGCGCGGCGTCATTCGCGCATAACCACGCTCATGGCGTGCCTTTATCTGCGGCAGAGCGTCAGGCCAGTGAGGGTGTGTTTGAGGATTCGGCCGTTAAAGACCGACCGCTGGCCAACTGGAATGGCATCTGGCAGTCATTGAACCCTTATTTGCTCAACGGTGATTTGGATCCGGTATTGGAGAAGAAAGCCAAACAGAAGGGGGGGAAAACGTTAGAAGAGTACAGGGCATATTACAAACAAGGCTATGCGACCAATATTGATATGATTGGCATTGAAGATGATGTGATTGAGTTTCATGTCGGTGAAAATGTCCAAGCCTGTCAATATACCTACTCCGGATTCAAAATACTGAATTACGCCTCCGGTAGGAAAGGCGTACGCTATTTATTCGAGTGTCTTGATGTTCACTCCAAAGCCCCGAAATATGTCCAGTTCAGTGACCATATTATCAGCCCGCGCAAGTCCGAACATTTTCATATTTATATGGGCAATGTTTCTCAGGATGCCCTGTTAAAAGAGATGGATAACTGGCCAACCTTTTACCCTTATATGTTAACCAAGG